CTATATTTACTTTCAATTGCATCAAAAATTTTAGATATACGTAAAGCAGGGAATAACTCACTATACATTATTTTGCCTGTAGTAGTATTAATATTTTGTGTGGGATTAACTCCTGCATATTGCCATAAACGATTAGAACTAATTAATGGAAATCTAACATCATAATCTGTAGCATCTGAATTAACACGTGCTTGAACATTTGATCCTGAATAAACAAATGTACTTGCTGCATAATCTAATGATGCTAATTTATCTTCACCAAATAAATCTTTAAGCGTAACCAAGTCACCATAGAAAGTTATCTTGTAGTTTTCTACTTGACCATTTTTTATCTGTGCATTTTCAAGTTGAATCTTACCTGTTCTAAATGGTATTAAATCAATTTCAATTGAAGCTGAACGTCTAATATTATAATCTAATGTTGAATCAACTTCATTAAGATAAAAATATTGAAATATCTTATTGTTGTTTACTGATGCAGGAATAGTAAATGATTGCGAAAAATCCGTGTAAGTTTTAGAAATATCATTAATATTCTGAACACTTGAATTAATAGTTATTTTCTCATCGTTGAATAACTCTAAACGCTGCCCTTCAATATAAATCTGTACTTGTCTATTCATTACTTAACGTTATTAATAATATCGTATGCGTATTCAAATTCTACTTGATAATTAATCATTTTAGTATTAATTTGCTTTTGCTTTTCAATACCTTTTGTTTTTAATTTTGCAGGTTTACTATCTACTAAAATTCTTTCACTTAATAATAGTTGCTGCATTGTTTCTGCATAATCATCATTTACCCATCCTGAATTAACTTTAATACTTTCCATTCCATTCACATTAAATACTTTTCGTGAACCTAATAGAACATCATAATCTAAAGATTCATTAAGTAAATTATATTCTGCTCCTGAAGTTTCAATAGTATTTGTAGATGCTTTAAAAAACCATATCTTTTGCCAAGCACCTTGTTTATTTACAAACTCTACAGGTATCACATCGTACTTACATTCATCAATAGGAATAAATTTATAATTCCAATTCTTTATTGGTGTAGGTTGTGCAATAGATAGATATACAACTTCACCTACTAAATTTTCAATAGAAGGAATATTATAAACACCATCTGTAGCTATTGTATCATTGTTAGTAGTTAGATCACTATACCATTCAATCTGCGTTCCTGCTTTTAAGTTTATTCTGATCATATCAATAGCAGTTAATGCATCACCACTATTCCAATAGTAATATGTACCTGATAATAAACTTGCATCACCATTATTAGGATTAGAACCCTGCTGATAATATCCGTAACCATCGTATGCAATATAATCTGTAGTATCTAATAATGTTGAACTATTCTTGTATCGTTTAACACGTACATTACACCATTGGTTTGTATTTGTTAACTCAATAAAGTTTGTATAATTTACTTGTTCATCAAAATTAATATACTCTCTAATAAATGGTGAAATATCGTATGATGTTTTCAAGTTTGTAGTGCTTGGTACATTTTTACTTAAAGTGTATGTTGGTGTACTTGGTGCTGATCCTGTACCATTCCATATAAACAATTGAATCTTACTTGAAGTTTGCCCTGTTTCATTAATCTCTATAATGTATGGTGAACGTGCGAAAATATTTTCCATCTTATTTATTTAAAATTGTTTTATTCATTACTTCTTCTACATCTAATGCAAATGCTTGTATAGTTTCTTCAGGTAAATTATTAAATGCTGCTTCAAATGGTTTAGTGAAAAATAAACTTGGTTTAATTCCTTTATTAAATACTGATCTTGCAATCAAATAACCTAAACTTTTATAGCTTATAAATCTACCATCTTTACCACGTGGTGTTATTCCTTTTTCTTTTGCCCACTTTTCAAATGGTTTGCTTGGTGGCCTTTTGCTTTTAAAACTAAATGGTGTATCATATTTCTTTTGTTTACCTGAAACACCTTTATCTTGGAATGCTCCGTACTGATTCATTCCAAATTCTACAAAGATTGAATTAGGCATAGCCTTAACTTCACCATAGATTGAATTATAAAGTCCTTTAGATGCGTTCTTTTGCTTATTAGTTAAGTTCTTTCTTGCTTCCTTAACTACGTGCAATCTAAATCTATCTAATATTTTTTGCGTTTGTTCTATATTTAATCGCATATTGTCATTTCATTAGGCACTAATACATCAAAAGTCATAGTCCAACCTGCTAAAAAGTTTTCAAACCTTTCTGTAAATGGTTCACAAGATGCAGTACCATCAGTTTGATAAAGATCATCATATAGATCACCACGTTTTGCAGATTCAAATACTCTTTGACAAACAATTAACTGCTGATTCAATACATCTTGAACATTATCATTACCTACATAAACATTTGGTGCATCTTCCTTATTAATATCTACAATATCCATTGCTAAAATAGATATGTTAAATCTCATTATCTTACCTTCAAGATTCACATTGTTTACAATGATATGTGATAAAGGGAAAATAGTTTGTTTAGCTAAATCCACTTCGTAAATATCACCTTGTGTTATCGTGTTAACAAATGGTATTGTTTCAAGTTCTGCCTTGATATTATCTATTAAGTTATAAAAGCCTTTCATCGTTTCATTATTTTATCTATTTTCCTTTGTTCTATTTCTTGTTTCTCCTTTTCAAATGTAAGAAGCGTTAAGCACTTTGTAAGTGGCTCTTTGGTAACTGCATCGAATCTTGTAACATCTCCTTTAGCGAGTGCATATATTGAGCTATACCATCCCCACCTTGCTCCAAATTGAGTTGTTTCGCTAAAATCGCTTTTTCCTTCTTGCTCATCGTTTTCTCCAAATAGTCCATTGTAGCTTGAAGTAATTCTTTTCCTAAATTCCAAAAAAAAACCTGTGATGCTAACACAATTGATATTGGTGCAAATTCCATAACTTCAGCATAATTTGCACTTGATTCATATTCTTCAATCTGATACATTTTTTTATGCTCCTTTACTATTGGCCTATACATTACTGCCATAGCTTTGTTCATCGTATCAAATGAAGTTAGATTAGATTCTAAATCTACATATTCACCCATAGATATATTTTCTAAATCAGGAATGAATCCAAATTCTACACCACCTAATTTAAATCTTCTGACTAATTCGTGCTTAACATTAAACAATGAATTTAAATGCTGCACTATTTCAATTATAGATGAATATGAAATCTTGTTTACTTCATTCATTTCAATATTACAAAAGATAGATACCATTTTTAAAGCTACAAATTCATCATCATTGCTACCTTCTTGTGCTTTGATAAACGCTTTGTATTGTTTTAATGTAATCTCTTCTAATGTACTCGGTACTTTAATTGTAGCCTTCATATTATTATAACCTATTTATGTTTGTTTTGTTGTATATAATCGTATGCCATACATAACATTTGAAAATGTCTACGCATATTCATAGCATCATCAAATATTAATTGTATTCTGATTCCTTTCTTTAAGTAAATAAAATCTTCTATAACACGTTTGTATTCCTGTATGTTTACTTCTATCATCGTATGTTATATTTCCCTTTGTTAGGATTAACTAATTGATAAGATACTGCATATCTAATAGCATCTATTGCGTGGTTAAATTTATCTATTGGTGTTTTAGATTTCTTTTCAAGCCAAGAATAGTTATTTAACTCTTTATGCAAATCAATAGAATCAGGATCTACTATTAAATCATAATCTTGAAGTAAGCTAATACCATATACAACTGAATCAGGGCCTTTAATTGCAGGTACTACATTACACCCTAAATGCTTTAACTCTGATATTAAACGTGGTTCTGCAGAATCAGATACTATTAATTTATCCTTTGCAAATTGCAAGTTTAATTGTGCTATCTGTGATGTAGTTAATCCTTGCTTGTAGTAATGCAAACGAAGGTAAATTTTCTTGTTCTTTACATCTATGTTTGTTTCTACTAATGTAGTAGGATCTGCACTAAATCCATAATCTTGACCATATACTGATATGCCTTCAGTTTTAAATTCTCCAATGCTCCAATTATTAAATATAACACCCTCTGCTTTGTTTAACCAACCGCCAAGAATTGTATGATTATATTTTTCAGGTCTACGTTTTTTTATCTCTTCTACTTGATCAATAAATGAAGGTGATAAATTATCTATGTTATCTAAATACGTTGTATGTATGTATGTGCAATCACCATTAACTAATGTTTCACCTGCTTCAATTCCTTTTGATTCAAAGAACTTATTATAAATGAAGTGTTCTTTTGTTGTAGGATTAAGAATTAATATTACTCGGTTCTGCTTTGTCTTGTGTCGTATAGATAAATCAATTTTATCAAATGTATCTTCATCTGTTAATTCTTCTGCTTCATCTAATACCCACGTTGTAACACCTTGCAATGATTTTAAATTAGCAGTTTGTGTACCTGAACTTGTTTTAATTCCTTTAAATATAATCTTTGATCCGGTGCGTATGTTTATAATCTCATCTTTTGTTACAATGAAATCATTATGCATATTCATTAGTTCTATCTTTTCTATAAATTCAGGAATAATAGAAATAGATGCAGATACTAAAGTGTAACGTGTAAACAATATAACGTGGTTTGCTTCACGTGTTAATAAAAGTAAAAACGTGGTAACGCTAAATGATTTAGAACTACCACGCCCACCTGTCACAATGAAGTAACGTGAATCACTACCAAGATAATTATACTTCTTATTTAAGTGTATCAATTTTGAATAGTTCTTTTATATCTTCAGTATTGATATTTGTTGTTTGCTCAATAGTATCTTTTGGATTACCATACGTGTATGCAAGAATTAATTTACTTGCACTAATCCTATCTGCATCCTTTGATTTAACATTAACAACTATATTTGCTAAACATTGAACTGCATCAAGTGAATATGGCTTCATCAAGTCACGTATTTTATTCTCTTCATCTTTTGGTTTACGCCCTGCAAATCCTTTTGTAGAATGCCCACCATTATTTACTCTTTTATCCACAATTAATTTTGTTTTAATTAATTAATCTTCTTGTTTATTTACCATAAAGTTATAAAGCATTTCTTCTACTACCTCATCTATTTCTTTGTACTCATCTTTAGTAAGAAAGTTAGGTGCATTATATCTGAATGTGATCTCATAGTAATCGTGACCTGTTTCAGATTCTAATAGATGCCTTTGTAGTTCTACCTTCATTAATCTTTGTAGTTTTCGTGTATCTTTTTTAACTTATTTATAATATCAGCTAAACAAGTTGAACAAGAAGTAGGTTCTTGATTTTGTTTAAACGTTCTATTGTAAATTTTTAATAGTTCTCTTTGCTCTGAAGGTTTAACACTATTTCTATTTACTGCAAACCATTCTGTAAGATAGTTGTATTCATCTTCTGTTAAGCATTCAGGTTTAATATATGGGAACAAATGATTTAACTTTTGTTTTCTTTCTTCACATCCACAATCTTCACCCATAATGAATTTTGCTACTGCAGCAATTCCTGTAGCTTCTAATACTTTCTCTACACTATCACCTAATCCTTGTGATTTTGGTTTACGTGTTCTTGTTTTTTTACTTGTTGTCATATTTTCTTAATTTATCTTTACACTTTTTTAAAGTAACGAATATACTTTTTTCACTTATCTTTGTTTCTTTTGCTAATTTACGTATGCTCATACCTGAATCAATATATAAATTAAATAG